ACACCCCATCAACTACATCTTTAAAATTGTGAGTGTCTCCACCTTTATTAAGTGCTGACTGTATCCAATCTTTGCATCTTATTAATTCTTCTGCTAGTGTCATGGATCGTATTTTAACTTAACCCAAGCTCCATTCTTAGATACTACAACTGCATCTTGTGCCGCATCCCACATCAAAATGCCATCTTCAGTAGCACTTGCAGCTGAATCTCTGAACTCTAACTTTGATCTTGTATTTGTTAAGTATTTACTTAATTTTTCACCCCAAATATTCCACTTGTCACCTAATGGAGCTGGAGGTATTTGACCACTCATCGACCTCCTCCGGGTGTTGCTTCTATTCGCATAATTCCTGACCGCCAGTTAGTAAGTTTATCACCTTCTACTCTGTATCTTAACTGTCGACCTGAAAATCTAACTGCTGTAGGATTAGACATAGTAAATGAACCGTGGACTGTCTCTGTGTCGTTAGGATGGAATCTTGTTTTAAAGGTTACCTTGACATCACCCTGAGTTAATTCATCAGGTATGAGCTTAGTTACTCTCATAATTTGATCACCATTACCAAGACTAATTGATCCTGTCTCTGCATACGGTTTGTGTGAATCATGGTCTAATCCGTACTCATGGTTGTACAAATCTCCACCAGCATCTGCCCAAATTGGAAAATCAAAGATTCCACTATCAACACCAGCAGTTCTATCTAACTCTCCAACTGCCCAATGGTTTTCTTTATAGTCATAAGTTACATAACGGTCATTCTCCGTTGAGTTCTCTGATGTATAGAACCACCATATCTCGCTATGTTGAGAATTATGAACTGCAAATGCTTTACTAATTTGACTGTTACTTATGTTATTAAATACTAGATCATGCACATCACATTGAAGCTCAGTTGCTACACTACCATCAAATACAAAGAATCCGTTTGCACCTAACCAAAATGCACCTTGGTCAATTGCTACTGCTGCTTTTCTTGAAGCTACTCCACAAGCTGTACCAACTCTTTCAAAACCATAAACAAATGGCGCACCTGAGTATGTTGCTACGTGAGCATCTGTGTCAGTTAAGATAAGAGTTCTACCTCTCATACGCAAACCACACATAATTTGTCCGTTAGTTACTAATTCAAAATCACCAGCTTCATTTGTAGCTGCTGGAGACCATACTGTATTTGCTTCACGATCACACCATTGAACCTTACGTGGATTACCACCAGCACCTAATGCAAAGATAAATCTTTCTTCGGTTACTACCATTGATAGATTACTGACTGGTGCATTCGCTAATACTACTGCATTGTTGTTAACGTTTAATGTCCATTGCCATAACTTGCCATCCTTAGATGAACACGCTATTAAATTCTGTCCAAAGTTATCTAATGCCCACGTTGTAGCTTCTTGATACGTGCCTGAAGATGGTCGAGTAATACCGTAGAAACCAGTATTCCAAAAGCCACCACCAAAAGCTACGTTCAAAGTAGCATTTACATCTCCTGAAGTAAACCCTGAAGATGGAGTTATATCTGTTACCGTACTAGAAGCGTTTAAATACAATAATTTATTATGCGTTCCTATTGCTAAAGCTGAACCATTGCTATTGTCTACCCATGAGTGCATACCTCTAGGTACAGAAGCTGCAGCATTTGCTTTTCTTGTATCCCATCCACCAACAGGACGTAATGATCCATCATGCCACCTGACTAAATTAGAGTCAAGCCATCTGTTAGATGATTCAAAATCAGTTCCATTTTTGTAAACACCCGGTGGTATTTCTAATGGTATTAACATATCAAGCCGCTATTATTGTCCATATTTCTGATCCTTCTAATATTGGTGTCCATTTCAAACGTGCTTCTAATACAATTCCGCTACTTGTTGATACGTCTACAACATTTGCTGTATGCACAAAACCACTAATTACATTTGGCACAGTAGAAGTTGCAGTTAAATTAGCACTTGCTAACATAATTAATTCAGAGTCACTTACAACAGTTGAAATTCCATAAATAGCAAAAGAATCTGTCATTAATCCAAGTAGCACACGTTGACCAACTGCAGTTGTTGTATTTGCTGCTGTTGCACTTGCAGAACCTAGTTTTATTTTTTCTGCTGCACAACTTGCAGAACTAGCTACTGATAACTGTGCTTGTACGACTGCTTCTAAGTTTGCTACAGAAGTTACAACAGTTACACCAGCAGATACAGCGCCTGATGTGCGTACACGTACCGCAGAAACACTAGCTACACTAGAATTAGCTGTTACAGCCGATGCGCCTTCTTCTAAATCAGCAGTAGAATATGCACCTCTATTAAATTTGTACTGACCATACTTCATTTAAAGTTAGCCTAGTTCAATGTAATATCTAAATCACCCGATGGAACTCTAAATACGTCTCCTGAAGCTACAGCTTTACTTGCAGTTAGCGTTGCGTAGACCATTAAATTGCCTGATGTAGCTGCATCAAAGACACCCACATGAGTTACTGTACCCCACGAGCCTGTCGCTGTTGGAAATTCTACTGCTGCGTTGTTACTTGTTGTTGCACCTGAAGTAGCAAACGCTATAGATTTTCTTGTGTAACCATTACCTGATATTTCTGTACCACCACCAGCTTCGCCCGGAGCTGCTGTAAATAATCCTAAGTATTTGGTACTTGGAGCTGTGTAAGCTGCACCAGCAAATACGTGATCTAAAATTTCTGTTTCTAAAAAGTTAGTAAAACTCATACTAATCCCCTGATTTTAAGTTTCAAGCCTGAACCACTATAACGTGCTGATTCAGATGCTTCGTTTAATTGCATTACAGCTGCAGAATACATCTGCGCCCATATTGCTACTCTTTCGTCTTCTGCTAGATACGGTGCTGAATGTAATAACGCTCCATAGAGGTATACATCAGGTGCTTCTAATAAAAGCCAGTTATCTGCGTTACTACTACTTAAAGCTGGAGGCTTCTGATAATAAAGTAACTCAAAATCTGTTGTTGCGTTTGGTGTGGGATGCAATTGAAATTGGCTATCTGCATGAGTGTAAGCAGTTGGAGTACCAGCCATATTTTCATTAGCTGCTCGTTTGTCAGCCATAGCATCTCTTGATATTAAATTAAGAACGGTTGTTCCTGTTCCTGTTAAGTGCAATCTAATTGTTTCTACCCAATCTGATGGTATCTGCATATATTCATCATTAGCATCTTGTTGTCCGTTAGCACGTGCTTCCATCTTCATATGCCTAACATCTCTGTTGATCTGTGACTCAGCTAATGTTATGAAATCTTCAATAACAGAAGTTAGATCATCTCTGTTAAGAAAGTCAGCAATACTAGCTTTTAATCCTGTATATGTATTTAATGCCATACTAAGTCCTAGCCTAATTTATCGTAAAGTATATCATTTATTGATGTTAATGTTGATTGTTATAGTAATCCCATTCTTGGTGCATAACCCCATTCCATTATAGAATCACCGTTAGTATATATATCTTTTGCTTTAACTGTTTTAGAAATAACTTTACCTGATTCATTACCCATAGCACCATATCCTGTATATGCATGATCTTCTGCGTATGATTTAATAGTTGTTACCCAATCTCCATTATTAATGCCTATTTTTTTAATATCTTTAGGTACTGCACGATAAATAATTACATCCATTTCAGGATTGCCTTTCATTTTTTGTATAATGTTTATAGCTTCTTGATCATTAACACCGCCTGTGCCATAATATCGTACTGCTTTGTCTGAATAAATGTCATCAGGATATATATCTCCAGTTACATTATGACCAGGCGCTCCACCATCAAAGCTAGGTGGTCTATGTGTACCACCATAACTTACATCTTTTATTGACAAACCTACGGGAGCTGATCCAACTTTTCTGATTTCATCCATTAATCCATTTTCTTCTGCTTTTGCAAGTGTTTTTTTAATTGTAGGTGTACTAGCTTTACGTACTTGGTTTGCAACTGCGCCAATACCTGATGCAGCTAACAACGTGTCAAATGGGTTGTCTTGTATAGTTTTTTTAACAGCATCTAAAGAACCAAGATTTTTCTTTATATCTTCGTATGCATCTGAAGCCATTTGCGATGTGTTTTCACTTGTAATAAGATTATTAGGAGCTATCTTTAACAAGCCTTGATCTATAAAATCAGGAGTTAATTTACCTATAGCACCTCCTCCTAATTCTAATGCACTTTTAAGAGCTACTCTTGGGTTGTCTATTATTGTTTTAAGTTCATCAGCACCTTCTTTTATATCAGGGATAAAGTTTCTAGCTAACAAACTATACTTAAAGTCATCGCCTAATTTGGATTCCTTTTTGTTAGAGAACATATTAAAGAGTCCACCAACTACACTTTCTCTGTTATCCCAAAGATTTCCTAATAAGCCTGTCATACAATCCCCTTCATATTTCTTCTAATAGGTTTATCCCATGACTCATTATAAGGTTGATAGCCTATTGCAAGGTAACGAAATGAATCAGCTCCATGACTTGCCCAGTTA